TGTTAAGCTTTTTGTTGTGCCTACTCGAACAGGTTGTCTAAAGTATCGTCAACGCTCTTCAAAGCATTAAAGACATTATCTTCTATACTTTGCTCTTTTGAGCCTTGCGAGTTTGCTCCACTGGCGCTTGTAGGTATGTTGCGTACATTTTTCATCTGATTCAGCATATCCTTTTTAGTAGAATTTGCTGTATTGGCTGCTGTCTTTTCTTTATTTAAAAGATAATGTATATCTTCTAAAGTCAAGATATGATCTTTAGCCTTACCAACAAAACCTTCATACTCTTCATCGGTCATGCCATGCTTTTCACGAAATGCCTTTTCTTCACTTTTCCGATTAATCTCGGCTTGTGTTTCAGAGGCTCTTTTCTTTTCAGCACCAATCATTTGACCAACTCTTGACTGGACCATGCGGTCCACATGAGCATTCATTAGTTTTGCTGAGTCTGATTTTCCATCAGACATTGCTTCATGAGCATCAAAGACAAAGTCTTCGCCTAGTCCAAGTTGGTCCTGGATTGTTGCCGAAGGCTTGCCGCCACTTGTTAGATAATTACGAACATGGTCTACAAGACCACTGTCATTTTTCATTGCGTCGAGAACAGGGATAAAGGGCTTCAACTCAGACATCTCACCGTGTAAACGCTGAGCTTCTCTTGTTGAATCTTTATATCGTTGCTCCCAATCTACCTGCTTCTCGTTATTGGAGCCTTCCTCGCTTTTGACGTGGGTTACCTGTTCGGAGCCACTTTGTAGAGGAGGGGTTACCTCAGAGGGGTTAACATCATCTTGTATAGCGCCATTGACATCATTTTCAAGCGCTTCAAAGAAGTCGTTTCCCTCAGAGCCAAATACTGCATCTTGTGCAGTTTCTGGGTTACTTTGGGCTGTTTCTTCTGTCATGGTTTATCTCCTTATTTAAGAGTCTACAAACTTATATAGCATTTAATGCTAAAATGCAAGAAGTTTTTAATCTTTTTTCTCATTATTTACAGAACGCTCAATTGCCATATCCATTTTTTCAGATGCAACATCGCGATCATTTTTTCTTATATTTTGTAATAATTTCTGCTGAGCTTCAGTTTCAAGTAGGGCTGATTGCCTGGAGCCACGTATATCCTGCTTATTCTTTTCAAGTTCCATAGCTCCCTGCATAACCTTACCTTTAATACCAGCTTGAACTAGTTGACGCTCTAATGTTTCTATAGTCCCAGCCTGATCTTTAATCTGTTCATCCATTTGTTCTAATTGCCCTTGTAGCTGAGCATACATGCTCTTTCTCTTTGCAATGCCTTCCTTATTCCTAAGATCAGTTTCAGCGAGAACAGCTATATCATCCACCACTCCTAGCTGCATAAGTTGCTTTAATTCTTCAAGATAAGCCCATCTATTGACAGGAAGAGTAGAGCCAGCTACTATAGTAACATCAAACTTAGCAGATGCGTAGTCCATAGACTTTCCTATTGCTTCTCCCATATCATTATATAGAGGTATATTGATTTCAGTCTCTCTTTGTTCCTGTATAGCTGAGGGCTGAATAATTCTAAATCTTTTATTAGCTGTGTACACTGCCTGGGAGAATTGCATAACTAGCCTACCAAGCTGGCGTAATGCAGGCTCAATTGAATGCTGCATCCACTGCTTAATTCTTCTAGTTCCATATTCATCTAATGCCAACATACCTCTGAATGTTTCATGTTGCTGTTGAGTATCTCCCTGCATAGAAGAATATATACCAGCAAGATACTCCATATCTGTCTTTCCTTCCTGCACTATAGTGAAGAAAGCGTTAGAAAGTGGCGCTGGAGGCACTGCGGTAGGAGGAGTAGCACCAGGTCTAACAGGCAATAAGGCACCAGGAGACGAAGAATATTTCTCCCAGTAATCCATGTCTATAGACCCTTCTTCATGCATCCAGCGCAATGAACTACCAAGAGATGCATTATGCACCATAATCTGATGTGATTTATTTAATTCTCTTTGCTTGCCTACAAGAGGTGATACAGCACTCATTGGAAAAGGTGTCCCAGTCCATTTGTAATGAAATGGCACTAAGGGATAGTCAGTAATATTTTCAGGAAGAATCTCTTCATATAAAAGTTTATCACCAGCTATGCATGTTTGTTTTATTCTATTTGCATGAAATCTCATCTGCCCAACTACATTCTGGGAAAAGATCTCATCATCCATTAATACATTAAATTCCTTCTCGCTCACTACCTGATTCTCAATCTTAGATGCCTCATTCTGCAACTGGCTCATATATTCCTGCTCAGCTACTTGTAATTGCTGTTGCATCATTTCTTGAGCCTTTTGCATCTCAAGTTCATATCTCTCAGGGAGCATTTCTCCTGCTTGCACAGCTGCTTCCATTTGCTGTTGCTGTTCTAGTAATTGAACCTCCATCTCAGCTTGCATTTCTTTCATCTTTACTTGAACTTGCTGCTTCATTTGATCTAATTCTCTCTTGTTAGGAGGAATTTTATAGAAGACATTTACATGTGGAACCTTAAGTTTCTCATAGACCTCAAAAAACTCCACCATTGTATCTATCTCACCCTTTGAGCTTATAGCCTGAGCTTCATCGGCATTATCATTATATGCAAACAGTTCTTGAGTTCTGTCCCCCATAGATCTTTCACTCCAGCCATATTGATTATTTTCATCACTAGAAGCAGCATTAATCTTTCTTTTATGATCTGGGAATAATTTAATAAGATGATTCTTAGGCAATACTTTTCTAATAAGTATAAAAGCAGCATCCCTAAGCAACATATCTCTACATTTAGGATCTACATAAATATCAAATGGCTCTGGTTGTTTTAATATCACTTCACCTAAGCCGTTATCTTGATCTGGATCTACAGTAACAAGTATATACCCAACACTTTTACATATAGCATCATTTATAGCATTAGAATATAGAGTAGATCCATCAGATAAGTTCCATATATAATCCGCTAGATTCCCAAAGACAGATGCTACATCAGCATCAGAACCCTCTACTCCTATTGCTTGCCATCTAGGATTATTAGCTGTAGCATAAAAATTAAGCATCTCAACAACAGGGAGTATCCTATTAATTGTAAATGTAGGCATACCTTGATCATCTAGAAGATCTCTTTCTTCCTGAGACAACTGCTCATCATGGGCAAAATCATAACCCTTCTGGTTTATGAACTCCCACTGCCTTCTCGTCCAATTGTTCGAGAGTTTGTATAGTTGCCTTACTTGGTCTGCTCTTTTTGTTTTTGCCATTCTTACACTCCTCTATTGGTAGATGTTTGTGATCCACGTCACATATTTTTGGACAGGCGTACTCTGCCTGCGGGCACTTATCAGTAATATAATCACCATATTTATTTGCCCCTAAAAATACTAATCCTAGTAATAAGTTCCATAACACAATTCATAACTTGAACTCTCATCTAGCGCAGTCCTCTTCCGCCCTTACGACATCCACGATTATTCTTACCGCTACGCTTTCTTGCTTCAGTTTGAATTGGCAATTGAATAATAACCTTAGGCTCTTCGATGCTAATCATTGTTGCTAATACAAAAGCACTAATCATGCTGTCACCCATGACTTAGCTTTAGGCTTTTTCTTTATCCATTCCCCGTCTTTACCCTTGCTAAACTCACAAGGATATGCAAACTTACATGCATATGCTAATGCATCTATAGTATCATCATGGGCCATTCTTGGGCCAAATGTGATAGTTTCTCTCTGTAGATCATAATGATTCTTTTTAATATGCATTTGCCCCACAGCAAACCTTTGGGCTAATATCCCCTGAATCCTATCTCTTTTGGACATTCTTGTCCCTGGTTTCTCTTCTTTAAAGCTTATTGAAAAATCATTCCTTCTTAGCATCTCTGCTCGTATGGCTTGGAATACAGGTTTAGACATAGATGTATCTTCTATAGTATACATTAACGGGTGGTATATTTTTCCATAATCGAATATATAATCCACAATCCCTTTTTTATCAGACCCTGGAATACCGAGCACAGGAATACTACGTTTCCTAATATAATCGAGAACATAAATATTATTATCCACATCGCAAGCAACAAAGATAATAACACTATAGTCAGCGTCCCTACGCTGAGAATCCGTAGCAGGGTCAACCCCTGCGAAAACATTGACTGCTTTGACATCGCCATCCTCCGTAATTACACTACTAATGCCAGATTCTTCATCGTGAATAAACTGGCCATTCCAGTATTTAATATGGTCTCTTGTGAATATCGCATCTTCCTCGCTCTGGACTTCCATCATATATTCCTGGTAAAACTTCTGTGGCTGGCCAGAGTCTGCGTAAAACTTTTTCTTTCTCTCCATCTCTTCTAGTCCAAACCAGGATGGCCATAAGGGCATCCCATTCTCCTGAAGAGCTTTATATGTAATTACTTTCCAGCTATAATCTTCACCCCTAGCTATCGCCTTATCATGGCCAGTAAGTATATTAGTAATAAACGCATCGTAATGAACAGGAGTTCCATTAATCCTAAGTCTGCCAGTATGGGGCTCAAGGGCAGGAAATACAACAGCAGTCACTAGGTTTGCTATCTTACCCCTAGACTCAGGAGTAATAGTATTATTCTCATCTTCAAAATCATCCAGCACAATAAGGTCATATCTTTTATGGAGCTTAGCACCTCCCCTAATACCTGAAAGATTTGATTTACTGATGAGCTTGCAGTTATTTCTAAGCTCGATGTCGTCTTCTGTCCATTTTTTGCCCTTGAGATCCCCGAAAAAATACTTTACCTTGTCATTGTATTCCAAATGATATTTAATATAATCAAGATTAGGTACACTAATCTTTGAACTTGCAGCCACCCAACCATAGAATAAAGGTTCTTTAGTAAATAAAAAATCATGTAGAATAGAACACTTCGTCATCACTGTTTTTCCATGGCCTCTAGGCAGTATAACTGCCAGTTGCCGTATAGTTTGATCATTAACTGCATCTGCTACTTCATAATGAAAGAATGGAGTATCTGATCTCATAAAGTCATCTGGAAGAAACAACTTACCAAATGCAATTAAATCATGGTATGCAAGCTTAAGAGTTTCTTCTTCTTTACTTACATTATGAAGATTTATGTGAGCCATTTACTTCTTTTTCTTCTCTTTGTGTGCCTCCTGAACTGGATGCGGTGTATTTTCGTACGGTCATATATGATAGGCTTCTTTGGGCCTGTTTTTCTTATCATGTTTAAATAAGTCCAATCTTTTGCCAGCCATTATTTTCCTCCATCTTTATTGCGATGAAAAGGGTCATATGGGACTACTCTATTCAATTTTTCCTGGCGTTCTTTACAACCACCACAAGGTTCTGCACCAGTGACCTTATGAATAACTCTTGCAACAGTATCCCCAAGCCCCCGATCATGCTTAAATAAGTCCAGTCGTTTACCTGCCATCACTTGCCTCCTTTTATCTTAACGCACTTACCCTTAACATTCTTGTAGCCTTTACCACACTTAGACTGGTCATACTTTCTTCTCATATCTCCAGTCTTTAGCGGGCTATCATCAGGAGTAGTGCCGATATCAATTATATCAGCCATTCTTTTCTCCTAATTCCTTTGGACGTTGTGCCTCTTCTAAAACATTGTCAGCAAAGCCCTGGAAGACAGTCCCACTAAGCTGGGTAACTTTGGTTTGGGTCTTATCTTCGAGATCCAAGATGTCTGAAAGCTTAAATAAAGCTTTTAGTCTAGTCTCGGCTTTCTCATCGCCCTCTGCAACCTCTTTGATGCCTTTCAAGACCGATTTGTCGTCAATGTTTAATTCTTTTAAAACTGGCTTTAACTCTTCCTTCATAGCTTTTTGTACCCTTTCAGTCTTTACTAATTTTGTAGACTGTTCCTTTGCATACATAGGATTATTCGTTTTAAATGCATTAATATAGGCTTCAGATGGGGATAAACCCCCAGCCATATACTGTACAAATATAATCTCACATTTAGTTAAGTTCCTACGATCCAAAATCACTCTCTCAGTATCTTTTCCCGAGATTGTCCATATATTCTCCCTTTTCGATGTATCCATCTTAACTTTAGGAGAACATATGAACGTTCCCGAACAAGTACCTACATATTCCCTATATTTAGCCTTCCCTCTAGGCGTTTTCATTTTACCTCTACGTAATATCTGAATAATACAGTCATCATCAGCTTCTACCCAGTCACCGACCTGAGCTTTTCGCCAATTACGCGCAATTACTATATTGCCAGGTAATTCCGACCTATCCTCATAGACTTTATGGTATATATTGGATACTTTGTAAGTTCTCACTTATTTCCTTATCTGATTCACAAACATCTGCATATAAGCAGACATCAAGTCTGAAATATAAGATACATTAGCCCATATCTCATAGATGCCGTATGCAGTACCGCAGAGCCAGATAGATATTAATAATTTTGTAAAGTCATCTTTCATAGTTTTCTCGTACGCGCGCTATATATTATATATTAACTATAGAGATATAGTATACTAATACTCCCGTAAGGGAGTATGTCTTAGTATAGAGATACTCTATAGTGATTAAGCCTCACCAGGCTCACTATTGTCAAATGCTTCCAAGAGTTCTGCTATTTCCTCATCAATATCCTGAGTCTCCTTAAAATAATCAGCAAAATCGCTAGACCCTAAGAGTATAAGCTCTTGTCCACCTTCAATCTGCTCCATAAGGTACTCTATCT